AATTTCAGGTTTTATTTCAGGATGACTTTCAGAACCAAACCAGAGTGTATATCGTTTTAAATAAAGGTCTTGATATTTTTCAAAGCAATCTTTATCTTTCTTATTACAACCAAGAAAAATAAAGAATACACTACATGTAAATATATATTTTTTTATCATGTTGTAAATTGATTTTGCGCTCTTTTCCATATACTATTATATTGGTTTTGCTTATCAGAAAATTATATTTTTATTAAAATAACAATAACATATTCAGAATATTACTGACTATTACATTTTAATGGTCATAGTTTCTATATCCTTATTATAAAACTCATATCCTTTTATTATATTACTGCTATCTAATTTTTTCTTTAACATAAAGTGCATTTTTTTGCCTATTTCATTGTAATAACCATTATATGGAAAAACTGTATAAAATTCGTCTATTAATAATCGGTAAAACCAAATGTGCAAAAAAAAATGGGTATGGCTTCCCATTTTTGGCTGAAAAAAAATGACAAAATTAAATCCTATTTAAGGATTTAAAAAGTATTTTCTATAATAAATCCAACCAATGTTCAATCAAGCAGAACGAAATGTGCAATTTTGGAGTCATAATATAAATTGTTATATAATAATATGACTATTTATCAGATTTTATTAATTTTGTTCTATAAAAAATAAGTTATGTCTACATCTACTAAAAACATCACATTAAGGGCATTTAAAATTGAGAACGATAATCTTACCACACCACATTCGGGGATATTATCATTATTACAAACTGCTTTAGCTAATAAGGTAATGACTGTAGATAGGCTTATGCCTCTGAATGCAGAAGAACCTGATAGAGATTTATTAGCCAATTTTACATGGGCAACAAACAATACTTACATGTTTGGTATGATGTTACGAATCATACCTGCAGATAGAGGAGGCGTTATAGATGATGTTTTATTCTCTGAAAAAGAGACAATTACAATAACAGATATTAATACAGGTAATTCAAATCAAAGTCAATATAAGAGTCATTATTATTTTGCAATAGATAATAATTATGTTATTACATCTTTACCTGGAAATCAAAATATATATCGATTACAAACCTATATTAATTGGTTACTACAAGATGTTAGAGGCGATAGAATGTTTTATTTAACAGAACTTACAAAGCTCCCCGAAGGATTATCTCTAAGACAAATTAAATCTATTCAATTTACAGGAGATAATCGTTTATCTGCAACTCCTACAGATAGTAGTGAATCAACTTCAATATCAACTAAAATTATGCATATAACGGATGATTTGCTTAGATATATTATGGATGATACCAATAGTTTGGATGATATAAGGTCCAATCAACTTGTAGAAGCTCGTTTGTTCCTTAAGATAAAAAAAAGTAAACCTAAAATGATGGAACAAGAAGAATTTCAAAGCGTAATGGGGTCCGTTGTAACAAATATAGCTAACGATGAAAATCTTTTGATTGAAACTAGAGATGGTAATAAGTATACAGGAGATATGATTAAGGTAAAAAAACAAGTTAGCATAGAGCAAACAGAAGCAAATCGCATTGTTGAAGAGCAACTTAAACAAGAAATGGAGTCTTTTCTAAGAGAAATAGAAAATTAAAATGATGAAATTACTTATCCGCATAATCATATCAATCATAATAGCTGTATCATTAGCCTCCATAGGAGTAAGTGGTAACTCGACTGTATTGCAAACATTATTTACTGTACTAGGTATCGTGTTCTCTATTTCAATGAGTTTGTTGGTTTCATTTAGTTTATCTAAAGTTCTAAATAAAAAAGTACGTAAAGAATTACGATCTGATATAGAACACTCTCGTAATATGCTTTTGTTCGATTTTTCTATATCAATTATAGTTTTAGTTGTTGCTCTAATATGGAATGAAAGATATTTACGCTGTACATTTGGTAAAGTGACTATTGATATAATACTCATAGCTATAGTATTAATTGGTGTTTCACTTATATATGAAGTATATAATTTTCGTAAACTACATAAGCTAAATACGGATATTGAAGATGCTATCATGGATGAAGAAGTAAAAAAATGAAGCACTAATAGAGCATGCTTAATCACACTTCAATTCAAAGGTTTCAACTTCATACTGATAAGTTTTTACGGTGTTTTTTTCAAGGTTCAAATCAAAACAACAAAAGCAGTCTGAATGACTGCTTTTTTAATGTGGTATTAAAACCTATTTAAAGAATGTTTAAATAACACATTCAATTCAAACGATACTTTTTCACCTTGTAAAAGCCTCTTAGTATTATCTATATTGTTCTCATAGATATGTACATTACCAAGCGTCAGAGTGATGGATTTCAAAGGCAAATCAATTTGTCTACTGATTAAATACAAGTGGTAAAGGTCAGCTGGAAGCCCTAATGAGGCATCGCTGGAACGCTGATAAGCCGATATTACCAACTTTCCATTATCTATTTGAAACTGAATCAATGACAAGCAGGGCTGTTGGTTGGTCTCTGTATCATTCCAGCCCAAAAACAGCACATAGTTCTTACTGTTGCGTTTTTCTTTGTTTATTCTATCAATCAAAGGCGGCAACTGTTCAAAGTAAGTCGGATAAGAATTTACCAGCATAGGCCCGCAATAATCCCACCAACTGATACCTGCTTCTCTATATTTTTCGGTTAATCTTTCTCCGTTCTGGAAAAGTTGAAGCTCTGTTTTTAGTTTGTTTCTGGCGATTGTGTGCCCCTCAAAAATCTCCAACAAGTCTGATGGATAGAGTTTTAACTGTTCATCCAAGAGATACTTAATATTCCCTTTCTTATTCTCTTGAACCTTGCCTTTTTTTAGAATTTTCTCTAAAATTTGATAATATTTGTTTTTCATAGTTATTGGTTTTAATGGTTATTAGTTTCTATATTTGCATTCCCCAACTATAAAAAGCACAAGGCAACAGAAGACTTATTGTCCTCCGTAGCCTTGTGCTCATGTTTAAAATTTATAGTTGGGGAACTACTTTTTAAAGCGGAGGACATTTTTTTAATCCCTATCCTCCAAAGGGCTTTTAATTCTCTTGTTTCTGTCTTTCTTTTTTGAGATGGTCTGCTATTTCTCTCATTACATCTTCTCTGTTCTGCATAAGCTCTAGTATCTTTCTAAAGCTCTCATCGGTTCGTCTTCGGGCTTTATCTTCGGCTTTTTCTCTTACTGATTTTGCTTCGGTAAATACAAGTCCAAGCGCTACAAATATGCTCACAAACGGCACACTTCCGAGTGGATGAGGAAAGAAATAGGGCGTTACCACATCAAAGATGTCAAACAGGAAAGCAAAGCCCATCAAAGCAAAATAATAGGTTGCTTTGTTGATAGTTCTTCTGAACCCCTCTGAACTGGTCGCCTCTCCTAGTTCTTTGGCTTTTTTTACGCCAAAATAAAGGTCAATGAGCATTGCTACAATAACCACAATCCATGCAAAACATACCACAAATAAAGTGGTTATAAGTGTTTTATAATCTCCTTCTAAATAATCTATAATCATAACTGCATTTTTTTAAACCAGCGCCCGAAGACGCTGGTATAATTGTCTTCCTTGTTCTACACTAGAGCTCGGCTCGTTCTTTTAATATTCACCAATTCAAAATTAATATCAGTATTGTAATTACTAGTTACTTTGATACCAAATTTAAATCCTCTTTTATCTCCTAATATATTCTTAAATTTATTAACAGTAGTCAGTTTAGCTCGTACAGAAATTACTTCTCCCGCAGCATTAAGAACGACATTTAAAATAGCCTCATCTACTATGTTATTTTCTGCATCGTAAACTACTGCCAAATGTTCATTACTAGTAGGTAATACAGTAGAATTCTCCCCACTTACTTTAAAAGTAAGGTCCCATTCTGTTACTTGGTTTGGTGTTGGGTTAGGCATTATTCTGTTATTTGAAAGAATATATCCAGATTGAATAGACTGAGAACCAATAGGAATACCATTATTGATAAGGTAAGAATAAGTACTATCTATAGGGTCTTCTGCTTTAAATGTATCAGCATCAAAAGCAAAGAATTTATATTCCTCTGTGCTATGAATTAATGTAGACTGCTTACCATCTTGCAATTTAAAGTTTACTACTCCAGATTGTCTTTTATCATACACCTCTCCATAATTAGTCATTCTAGACCTTGCTCCTTTATCAAACGGCATCCCTGCCTCAGGTATATATACAAAAAATCCTTGTGTTTGGTTAAAGATATCCTTACGAGGATTCGTTTCTCCCCACCTATCCACTGTGGAATTAGGTAAAACTGCCTCAATATGAGCCTTAACTGTACCTGTGTTAGCATACATATAAGTTTTCTCTATAGTAGCATTTCCTGTAGGTCCGAAAGTAAAATAAGCGGGTACATTTCCTCCACCTACATTAGCAACCTTCATTCTAAAAGTACTATGGTCGAAAAGATTAGGGTCTGTTACCTTATGTCCAGGTATCCCATTAACAGTAATATCTACTGCTAATTTTCCAGCATAGGTTAAATACATTCTATCAACAGTAACATCAATTTTTTCTCCCCCACCTGTAGATAATCCAGCTAATTTATCATCTAAATATTTTTTCTGAACATACTGCTCATCTTTTGTAGGCTCGTAGTATTTAGAACTAGAAAGTCCTGCATTAATACCAAGACTTAAAGTGTCTGCATTACCTCCACTTTGATTCAATTCTACCTTAAATTCAGAGTTATTTAACGCTAAAGTAAGTCCGTTACTATCGGAACCCCAAGCCTGGTATAATACACCTTCTGTACTTGCTTTAAACTGTCCCCCTACTTCGTGACTTGGAGCGTCAGTGTTAAACTCTATACCTTTAGAATCTGCCCTGAAAGAAGCATCCATATGGTTTCCATTAACCTCTACATTACTAGAATATGTTAAACCATCCTTACTTACAAGTAAATCACAGGTTTCCCCATTTTGCTTATATCCTTCATATCGTAAAGATTCTTTTTTAGCACTTAGAGTATAATTATCTGTAGTCGTATCTCCATCTTTAACTACCAATTCTCCCTTTATCTCTTTACCTCCTAGTTCATTACCCACAGTTAAAACATCTTGTAAAGCTGGTGTTGTTCCTGCTCCTGCTGTGCCCGAACTAGAGCTGCCTCCTTTCACTTTAAGGACTTTTCCTTTCTCATCAGTAACATATAGTTCTGCTTCTGATGCTGATACCTGTTGTGCAATAATGGTATCTTTCTCTGTAATGATAGTGTTTGGCGTTGGCGCCGCCTCTGTTAGAGGTCTTGTTTGTAATTCTACAATTCTCATATTTTTGTTATTTAATAATTGTTACTTAAAAGGTTTCCCTGAAGCTGTAGGTTTAATGCCGAGTGCCTTCTGCCATTTAGTTATCTGCTCCTCTGTCAGTTCTGTGGCATCTGCATTAGCTTTATTAGCTAATTGGTCAGCATCTGCCTTGCTTGAAAGCGTGGTGCTAAGGTCTTGGATGTTTCCCTGTGGTATAAGTTCATCCTTATGCAGGTATGAATCCATCCAGCTCCAAAACTGCTCCTGCGTAGGTTTTGAGCCTGTCTTGAACCACTGTTTTATTGTGTTTATCGCTGTTTGTGCCATAGTCTTAAATTTTAATCAAACCCTACAAACTCAATGAACTTAATAATTCTGTATGGAGGCATATTGTTGTGAGGTTGGTTACCTCCAAATTTTAACTCCATTTGTTCATGAAGCCATTGTGATGCTCCCCCTGCAATTTGCGCCTGTCCTCCGGTTACTCCTCTTACTACTCCTGTACCAAGTCTTGTCATGTGTGTGACTGTTTCAAAACCACCTTCTATCACAGGGAGTTCATGAACCTTAAGCTGGTGTGTTTTTTCTCCATCATTTTTAAGCAATTCGCTAAAATCAGCATCGTCTGGATTCCAGCCCAGAGGCATTCTTCCCCGTAGGTCGGTGCACTCTTTCCAGCCCTCTGGTATAGGTTCGCTGGCTGGTTTCCCCCAGATGGCAATTAAGCCAATCGGCACAGGGCTTTTTTTGTTTTCCAGCGCTTTAATCCTTTTCTCAAAATCGGCATTCTTTACTCCTTGTTGTATAAGGTTGTCTACACGCTTAAAGTCCTCCCATTTAAAAGTCTTTTCTGGCGTGGAACTTCCGAATCCTGCGTATCTTTTGTAAATGATGGGTTTTGTTGCTCCATCTTCAAATACTCTGCTTTCTGTCTCTTCCTTGATAATAACATTAGTTGAGATGCTTCCGCCTTTGAACTCTAGAAGTTCGCCGTTAATGTATACCGCACCATCGCTCACTGTATTTCCAGTAATGACACAGCCCGAAATGATGACCAATTCTCCTGCGAGGCTTCCCAAGTGGTTAAACAATGAGTAAGCCGTCTGCACCGCATCCAATATGTTAGTAGACATTGGGAATCCTCCCGTCTGATTGAAATTTAATTTATTCATACTGCTATAATGTCTGTTTTCATTTAATAAGTTTCTATTTTGTATCTTTTTGAAGCCAACTTGTAAAAGTCAATGATGTAGCGCATTTCGTAATCATTATACTGCAGTTCTGCAGGAACCAGCACGATAAAATCTACTCCCGTATCGCCATAGTCTGCATCATCCCGAAGATACATCACACCTAAATACTTAGGCTTTTTCTCGCCGTCTGTGTAGATATACTCTCTTTTGTAACGGTTTCCTTCTGCTATTTTTATCCGCCTTAGTGAAATATCAAACTTATCGTTAAGCGCAGCGCGGAGGTAGCACACCTGTCCATTGTGGGCAAGGTTGTATAGATTGGCATTTCTATTCACATTGAAATCATCAGCAACTTTGATAAGTGGATAATGAAGCGCCCGAAGCCACGCTGAGAGCTTTTCCCTGCGGAGAAAGGTCGGAGTTAAAAGGCTTGTCAATTTTGGAATGTCGAGATTAAACCACATACTCTATATTATTGAAATTCTCTATTTTAAAATACCCCGAAACAGGGATTTTCTTAACCTCTATGGTTTCATAACCTCCGTAATCATTCACTCCTGCATCTATCCATTTGCTTTCAGCAAGGATGATATGCGGAATTCTTACGCCCTCTACCTGCTGAAGAGCATCCACCAAGTGTGCAAGGACTAATTCTCCATCAAATGGTAAATTCTTCAAATACTTTTTAATAGCATCTTCTACCGGCTTTTTACCCGTTATGATGCTTTGTCCATTTTCATCCAAAACCAAAGGGTCTCGGTAGATTTTCATTTGTAATTTGAGAACATCGGGAAGGTAGTTGATGACTGTAATTCTTACGCCTGCGTCTTTGATTTCGTTAATGTAAGCATCAAAAGAGGCTTTTTGTCCCAAACTGATAGGCTGAAGTTCTCCGCCCTGTTCAGTGGCAATCTTAACAATGAGACGGCTCTCTGTATCAGCTTCCGTAACCGCAGAGAATTTGACAATTTTGGAAGCAGAAATTTGGTCTTCGGTAAATCCTTGATTATTGAATTTATCCGTATCTACAATGAGGTCAAAACCATACTGAAAGGCTAACGCCTTGTTGCGGTACCATCGTGCCGTGTGAGGTTTTAGCTGAGTTAAGGCATCTAAAACCTCTGCCTTGTGCTGGTCAAAAATCAACTCTAAGGTATAAATCACAAATGCTGTGATGTACGCCCAAAGCCTCCATATTGCCACCTTGCTGGTCGATGTCAGCCCTGCAAGAGCAGACTCTGACTCTTTGGCTTTAATTATCTCGTTATTGATTTGTTCTATTGTTCGCGCCATTTTCTAACTTACTTTAAAATCTACACTAATTGCCCAATATCCGATACCCTCTAATCTTTCCGCCTCTGGAAGCATTATTACTGCTGTGGCAGGTTGAAGCCTTTTTGCGGTATAATAATTCAGCACATCGCTGTCTTTATTTAC